GTTGTCTATGTGGGTGCTATTGGTGATCTGCGGATTGCCACCACTTGATGATAACTGGTATAGCCTGTTATCAGCCATTCTACCCTGCGTAGCGTAATAATTTCTCGCATCGCCCATGTTGCCGTGAACCTTGCCTGTGTATTCTCTGGTTTCTTTTGGCAGTGCTGCTGGGTCGCTTCCTTTAGCAATCCACTTATCAACGTTAACAATCCCCCAATCATAGGCTCTCAGGGCGTTGTCTACGTTGCCATCATACCTCTTTAGGAGTTGGCTCATGTAGATTGATGCGGCTGCTCTGGATTTTTCAGGGTCTAATCGTTCGTCTATCTGAGAATCTACTCGTAGCCCTAAGTCTCTGCCGGTGCCAGCTAAGAATTGATACGCACCGGCAGCCCCCGATTTGGCATTATATGCAAGTTGGTTTCCGCCAGACTCTGTCATCATTATGCCATTCAGTAGATCATCCATTCCAGATGATCTAGATATCCTTGCGGATTGCCCATACTGCTCAGGCTCACCAAGCCCAAGAAACGACTTAACGTCATCCCATGTAATGAATGGCTTTTTATCTTCATTTACTTTGTCATAGAGGTGATGGCCAACGTCCTTACCTTGCCTTTTGGCTTCAGCCCGTACCTCTTCAACTGCGTGACTTGCTGAGACCACTGCAATAGCCCCCATGACTAATGGGTTCCTCTTAAGCCCAAAAGCCAGCAAAAGTAGAAATGCATTAGCACCCCCTACAGCATCAGTGAACGCTTTAACTTTATCACCAGCATCAGTAAAGAACCCGACAATATCGCCTTGGTGCGTCTCAATCCACTTTCCGAATGCTTCCATCCCCTCAATAACCTCTGGGGCGAATGCGATAGCCAGTCCTTGAGCTACGCGATCTGTCTGAGCGCTAAGCTCACCCATTTTGACAACAAGATTTTCTTGCTCTTTGACCTGCGAGGCGGTGATGTTGGACTTTTTGGTTTCAGAGTCAACGAGCGACTTCAGCTCACCGGATTTAATCTTGGCGGCGTCAGTTGGGTCGAACCCAGCGGCTGCCATCACCTGCATCAGGTTCTCTTGCGAGTGTTTTTTTCCGTATCGACTGAACTCAGACAGCGCCTTGTTAGGGTCTCCAAGCTGATTGATGTTTAAGCCGGTTCGGGCACCCAGCACCATCAAGTTTTGAGCTGCCCCAGTTAAGCCGCCAAAAACGGTTGGGTCAGCAATGTTGGCAAGCGCCATGCGTGCATTGCCCGAAGCGCCAATAAAAGCATCGCCATTCAGACCAGCCTGTTTAAATCCGCGTTGAACGCCGAACATCTTGTTCACGTCAGAGCCGAAGAACTTAGCCTGAGTGCTGGCGCGAACAATCTCGTTAGCCGTCGAGGTGAAGAGTTGCTTGATACCGTAGAGGCCAGCGCCGATACCGAGGAATCCGGCGGCGGCGGCGGTAACGCCACGGAACGATGATACGGCCGCATTGCCGAACTGCGTGAAGTCAGTGGCACTAGCCTTTAACTTCCGGTTGATGCTCTTGCCGGAGCGGTCAAAGTCCTTTTCTAGCTTGGTGACTTCATCAGCAACCTTTTTCTTGCCGTTCAGGAACTCGTCGGCCTTAATCGTGACCTTATAGGCCAGCTCGTTGATGATCATCGTTGCTCCTGATGCTTATGCCAAACGCGCTGATTGAATTTTTCCACGGAGATTATTTCCAGAAGGTTATACATGTCCGCTACGGATAGTTTTCCCTGCAAGTCGAGGTATGTGGCCTTTCCTGAGCAGATTATGGTGTTGATGGCTGATGTGACGTTGGCGGTTGAAACTAACTTGGCCGGAAGAGCCTCTTCTTCCATGAAGGGGTACTTTACTCTCCGGCGATCGTTAAAAAATCGAAATTGACTTGGAAAACTTTATCGATCGCGGTGCGAATGGTTGAAACTTCTTCAAAGTCGATTGCACCATTCACCTTGCGCTTGTTCCTATTTCCTTCGTGCGTAATGACGATTTCAACGGTGCTCATCAGGCGGTCACGCAGTTTGTGGGCCACGTCAGGAGAGGATGCGGAGATGACACTCAGGCCAACCGTAGCCAGACCTGCGCAGCCCATAGCAATCACATCAGCGGGAATGCCGGTGTAGTTCGACTCACCCATGGCTCGGAAAATATCCTGAGCCAGAGAATCGGCGTCCCACGCCGACATCTCTGTGATGATGAACTCTTTACCTTCGTCTCGCCCATCAGTAGCGGTAAATGGAATCTCTTTACGGGCCATCAGATAGCGCTCCTGGTTACTGATTCGAAGTGGAATACAGCTGGTCGCGGCTGTAGCACTCGACGACCCGGAGGAGTCGGTGTCCAGGTATAGAGAACGCCGTTAACAAAGTTCCATTTCGCACCGAGTGCTGGGGCCGTCAAAACTGCGTTGCACGCAAAGGCTGAAATAGCCGTTCGCTCAGCCGCCATCCAGTCGTCAATAAGATTCCCAGCGTTGGAGGTAGCCATAAGGTTAATGGTGAACTCTGTAGGGTTGAAGATGAAGCCTGCGTGGTATTTCCCATCAGCAGACATCATGTCTTCTTTGTTTTGCAGAGCTCCCGCTTCAAACATGTTATCTGCCGCGTAGTCGTCCACATCAAAGCCGCCGGGGTAATAAGCAGGTACGACGATGCGCAACTTACTATTTGCGCTGGTAATGTCTAAAGGCATGATGGTTCCCTTATAAAATGGCGGTTGATGACATCGTGATTGACTGGATTAATTGCCCATCAACGTAATAGAAGATGACGCCTTTCAGGTCTCGCTCAATGCGTGCCGCGCCAGTCTGCTGTGGAATGTTAATGAACCACCCTTGGGAGTACAGCGTCGCTGAGATGTCCCGACCAACAGTGTTATTGACGATGCGAATCTGCGCTTGATCCAGAATAACGCCACGCTGAATTGCGCCGAAGTTTAGCCCCTGCTCCGCTACATCAATGACCGCCGCAGAAATCGCACCGTAGCCATTAGCGTTGAACGGGTAGGACTGGTTATTGGTGAACAAATTAGCAAATGCACTGACCAGATTAGCATTAATCCACACCTGATTCAGGAAGCTATCCAGCCACAGGAACTTGCCTGTAATTGCACCATCAGAGGCGTATTGCTTCATGGTCTTGTTCAGGCTGTACGAGCCGTAGAAGTTGTATCCGTTGGACTTCAGAGCCTGAGCGGTAGCAAGGTCGCTTACGTTCGGCGCAATTCCCGGGAAAGCTCGGAACTTGAAGGATACTCGCCCGTTTGTGCGGGAGAAGTCAACCGATGCCGAGTAGGCCAGCGCAGTTACCGAGTACAGGTAGTTGCCGTAGACTGGGAACACGTTTTCGTAGCCATTGGCTTTAACTACTTTTTGAACGAAGCAGTTGGCGTTATTCGCCACCGTGCCAGTATCAGTTGTGTCGTGAACCACATAGCCAAATCGGTTATTACTTGCACTGACCCATGCGCATAGCTCTTGTTTTTGGTCATCGGTAAACTCAACCAACGAGTTGAACAGCACCCAGTTCTGATTGGTGTTAATGATATCGTTCATCGTATCAGTCAGGGTGGTTACGTCTGCGCCCGGTGATACGGTGGCGGAGGTGTCTTGCGTCAGAAGCAGGGCGTTAGCCAGCGCACCAGCAATCGCGAATGACACTTCGCTATCTGCGCCGGTGGTATTGGAGCGAATAATGAAGCGGTTTGCCAGTGGCAACCAGTCAACTGCGACCTTCGTAGCGCCGATGCCAACCTGCAACTTGGTGGCGATGTCTGAGAAGCTTGTCGCCGTGGACAGGTCAATCGACGTGCTGGTAGTTGATGTGCCATCTACGAACAGGGTGATTGCGCCTGCCAGAATAGCTTTCAGGGCTGACAATGGAACGCCCTTGAGATTGCCAGACAGCAGGTATCCAGCCGCGTCAGAGGTCACGACGCGATACATCAGCAATTCGCCGGGAATGACAGATGAGTTGTCGTAACCGTTGAAGTATTGCTGTGCAGCTAAGAACTCTTTCGAGTTACTGCCGGTTAGTGCAGCAATGTCTGCCGCAGTGAAAAATGACGCCACGGATCCGACTGGGATAAGCTCGTTATCGGTCAGCATCAGGCCGTTAGCATCAACCGCAGAGCCTGCGGGCGTAACGACATTGGGCGTAATGGAGAAATCTAGGGATAATGGAATGGTCATATATCTACCTGTTGTGTTGAAACTTCGGCCTTGTCGAAGTAATCCTGCGGGAACGACACGGTAATGTGCGCCTGTAGCGAAAGGGTAACGATGTACCTTTCCTGCCACTGGGCTTCTGCGTTGATCATCGGTGCCTGAATTGCTGCTGATGAGTAAAGTGGAGCTAGGCGGGCGTCAATCGATTTGATTTTGTCGTAGCCATAACTGCTGCTGAAAACAGTCTCTAACTGGATTGCACGATCACCAGCCCCAGCCCCATAGATATCAACCTGAATATCTGCCTGACGAACCTCGGTGTAACCCATGGCGCTATCCGATGGGCTCCCAGTGTCTTGCTTGATATCTCTGGTTGTTGATAGTCTGGTAAAGCGAAGCGGCGTCATGATGCAGAATTCACCCTTTGGCATTGGCACTCTGTTCACCTGAGCCTGCTGAACCATCCCGCAAATCGGCTCTACGAAATCAGCTAGCGTGTCGATGATGTTGTCAATCCTGTAATCAATCATGAGTCCACCTGAAGACAGACCAGCAATCTTGACCAATCCGGCCACAATTCTAGAGGCTCAATCACCAGCCACGTCTTGCCATCGACAATAAACAGATCGCCGCCCTTCTGCGTGGTCCTGTTGACGCTGTAGAAGTCCCCATTGACATGAATTGACTTGAACAACCCTTGAATGTTGAGACCGTCTACGTGCTGTAGGTCGCCTCTGGTTAGGGGTTGAAGCTGGATGTTTATCTGCTCATCCGGCGCGTACTGAGGAACTGGCTTTCGCCCCTGATTGGGGCCAATTACTTCGCCAGAGTAACGGCGCACGACTGCCGAGATGTTGGGGTTGACTATGCGAATCCCACTATTGGCTATCTTGTGAAGGTTTATGGTGACCTCCCGAATTCACCAAAGTATTTAATCGCTGCCGTCTTGTAGGCTTCTTGAGCTTTTTCTGGTGGCGAAAACATTCCAAGGTGTTTTCTTTTTCCTGATATCCCTATTTCCGTGGCTTTCCTTTGCTTTAACCACGTAAATAGACCTGAGATTGAATAATCATTAAGTCTGGATCTCAGGAACTCGGTATCAAATCCAGAAAGGCATTTAGGTTTCGCTTTCAATGTCGCCCACCTCGTAATTAACGTCGCCTATCATCACCTTGCTATCAACCAATGGCTTGGTTGAGTCAGTAGGTCTATCCTTGCGAGTGCGCCTGATATGAAGCGTGGTAGGCGACAGCGGCGGATCAACCAAGGTTGCGATTGACTCTTGGACATCACCCTGAATCTTCGCCCCCACCAGCTCAAGAACCTGATCTACTGGATATCCAGCCTCTAGCCCCCGAGAAACTGCCTCGCCCCACTCTTTCTCATGCTCAGATATTGCGTTTCGAAAGAAAGGCCTCGGCGGCTGATTGTTCTCTGGAATCCCCCACTCATTTCCGGCGGCAACCATTGCTACAGAGGTTCCGTCTGTATAAGTCGCCCCATCAATAAAACCCACCTTTACCTGCTTGGATTCAAGCTGAGATGCCACCTTGTTAAGAAAGTCGTTAATAGCATCCGCCATGAGCACCTCCTGGGTAGTATTGAGCCATGCGGTACACCTTTGTTGCCTGCCAGTAATCCATACCGTATGGACTCTGCGTGTACCACATGTAGCGAAACTCAATCTGCCCCGCATCTGAGGAAACAGAAACGCTACCCTCAGACGCCGAAGACATGCGCCCTACCATTCCAGTTCCGCCGTTACCATTGTCATCGCCGTATCTCACATAGGCCAAATGCGCCATCAGCAGATAGAGAAACCTCTCACGCTTGATGACGTCGATGACAAGTGAGCATTCGGTGTTGTTCAGGTAATCAGTGGCTTGGTCAAACAGGAAAGGCAGCATGGCATCAGATATGTTGGAGAACTCAGGAAACATGGCGCGGAACTTGGGGATATCCAGAGTCACGACGCCCATAGTTTACTCCTTGTCTGGCTTGGTTGACTGCTTGCTCGGGTCGAGTTGCTCAAGGCCGGTCTTTTGGCCTGCCATCTCTTTTGATGCAGACTGAGCAGACTTTTCATCTGATACAGCAAACACCAAGCCGTTTTTGATTAGCAGATGGTCAGCGAAGGTTTTTGCAAACGCATCCCAAGCATCAGCAGGGACGTCACGCGTGATTCCGAATCCGTTAATCAGCAGGGAATCATTGGCACCAGCAAGCTTAACTTGCTGACCAGAGCCGTTAATGATCAGGCCACTGGGAAGTTTGCAGCCAATTACGTATGCAGAAGATTTACCAGCCATTACGCCCCCAACATTTGTGCAAACAAGAATGGCTGGGTAATGACCGCGCCATAGGTGGTGCCTGAGTATTTCTGCTTGTAGGAAGAGACCTCAGTGGTAAGTTGGTGAGCACGAAGCTTATCACTGTAGGCCATGAAGCCAACTTCCTGACCCTGCGCAGACTCAACGAACATCTGAATCAGCTCGCCAGCAGCCGTGCTGTACTGAGGCGCTGTTTCGATACGCATGTTCGGGAATGCTTTTTTCAGCATGTCTTCCAGAGACGTGGCGAAGATTTCGTTGGATGACTTAAGGTTCACGCTGAGCTTGTTAGACATCGCAAGCACGAGGTTAGAGGACATATCCACGCCATCACCCACGATACCGTTAGTTCGGGTCACCAAGTCTTCATACAGCGCCAGAATGTCGTTGTACTTGTCCACCACCTGCTTGTTTTTCCATAACACGTTTCCGTCTACTGTCAGCGGGGTGATTGGGGTAGGTAGAGCTGGGTCATTCAACAGACCATAGTTTCGCAGACCTTCGATGCCGAAGAAGTAGAACTTGTTTTGGTCTTGGTCTAGCACGTTGATTGCGGCGCGTTGCTTTTTTGCCGCATAAGGAAGCATTGCTAATCCATAGCGCTCTTGCTCCAGCTCACCATAAGTGACCATGGTCTGGTAGCGGTAAATATCACGGGTTTCCCATGAAGGGGTGACCTGCACGCCTCCCTGCTCGCTGTAGTCGTCATACGCCACAGTATCACCGGTCTCTTCGATGCGTTGAATCATGAAGCCATCTTGCCCCCATGCACCACGCCTCTCTTCGCGCCCCAGAATTGCTGCAGCGCGGTTAGGTGTGAACAGCGTTTCAACGATGGTTGGGTCGATGAACGTTGATACGATTGATGGAATACCGCCATTTGGTGGCAGTGATGGCTGCGGGTCGGCATCCATTGCCAGTCGGACAACTGAAGGTTGCAGATAGATGCCTTGCGCATTAGCAACCTGCGCAAAATCTTTGAATGAAGGGTTTGCCATTACGCTTTGCTCCAAGTGGAAATAATAATTAGGTCGCCTACAGCCGCGCCGTGGGAAACGAACCATTCTGTTTCTACGTGACCTGCGACGGTCTCACCGACTGCGCCGGTGGCGATAGTGCCGTCAGTGACGCTTGCAAATACTTTCTGGCCTACGGTTGCAACAGTGGTCGCTTTTACCCAAAAGTCGCCGCCAACCTTCGGAGAGATTTCAACGCCACCGCGAATCAGCATGCTGGCGCTCTGACCGTAGTCGATGATTGCTTGGCCAAGGTTCTGAATGAAGCCTACCGGTGCAGATGTAGCCGTTGGTGCTACGTTAGTGACGATTGATGTGTCTACCGCATCACGGAACACGAATGTTGCAATGCTCACGCCCGCAGGTGCAGCCTTGAACGCACCCGGACCGCCAGCTGCCGCGATGATTGGAGAGGTTGATGCTGGGTGGCCTACTTGGCCTACGCCGCGATAAATGCCTACGTCTTCTTGAAATGCCATTATTGTTTACCCCCGCGAATCATTTTCAGTACGTCTGACTTGGTATCAACGCTCAGTCGTTGTGGTGCAGAGTCGTTAGCCATGGTTGCAGTGCGCGAGTAAGCGCCAAACACTGACTTCAGAGCTGATGCCGGAAGAGTTTTGTAGTCTTCGCAGTTCAGTTGCTTCAGTGCTGTGCGATAAACCTCTTCTGCGCTATCACAGGCCAAGTCACCCACGACTGGACGAACATCACGCTCCGCCTGACGAAGGGCTATGTGCTCATCGCGGATCTCTTTGCGCATTGCATCCACCGCCAATCTGCTGTCATTGGCCATCTTTTCTTTTTTGTCCTTGTCGCATTCTTCGTCTTCGGCCTTTTTGTCTTTCTTACCCTTGCCGTCTTCGTCTTCGTCATCAGCTCGGCGATCACGTTCGCGGTCTTTACGCTCGCGCTCCTCACGCTCTTTGACCTCTTTCTCTTCACGCTTCAGGCGTTCAGCCTCAGACTCGTTATCACGCTCGGCCTGAGTAGCGTCGTCTTTGATAACCTCGTCAACTTTTTTTTCGATATCTTCAGGCTTCTCATCGTTTGCCAAATAAGGCTTGATGACTGCCATCAACTTTTCTTTCAGTGTCATTAGGATGTTTCCCATTGGGTTGGAGTCATAAACAAACACGTCGGGTCCGGCCCGACCACTTGGCACGATTGCCACGTGATTACAAACGATGTCGCGCATGACTCCATCGTATGCCTCGCCCTCGTACTCGCCCGGCGTCATGTCCAGCCGGTATCGGTAAGAGGATGAAATTTCTTTCTGTCGCTCAGTCTCAACGCCCATGATTGAATCTAGGTCATGGATGCCTAACGAGTTGTAGAGGTATGGGTACTCGAAATTGGCGTCAGTGCCGGTTGACCCAACAATCGCGTCCTTTGGTGGACTAACCACTGAGAACGGTAGGTGTTGATTTAGGAGCGGCTTGTTGTTAAATGTCGGCGCTGCCTTCCTGAGCTCTTCAGGGTCACGCAGCAGGCGATATGCCTTGTTAGGGTCAATGCCTAGCTTTTCTGAATCGGGGATTTCTTTTCCGTAGTAGACGCAGACGTTGGCCTTGCTGATTGGAGTTTGAGCAACGTGCATCATCCCGTCAGCATCGTATCTGCGAACGCTCGCCTTATCAAAGGCAAACTTCACGTCTTTCATGTTTTTACCTTTCTTCAGGCATTAAAAAATGCCGCCTTAGCGACTGTTGTTTTGTTTCATTCAGAACGGCAATACCGGCTTCCATATGCAACCGCAATTGGGAAGTTGACCGGGCATGATGTATTCCCCATCAATCAGGCAGCCCTCGGATAGCTTGAAGCGTTTGCGCTCTTTGCCAGCCTTAACGTGACTCTTGCGTGGTGCGTGACCGCCGCCACTATGCACCCACTCGCCCTCTACTATCCCTGCCGCTTCCTGACGGGCGGCTGAGAGCGCACTGGTAGCTTTTCGTGTTTGGTCACGCGCAATAAACTCGGCCCTGCGCCTCGTAATTCCGTGCCGTTTCCCGAAGCTTTCCTCTATTTCATCCGCCAGAGCTTTTCGGTCACCGCCTCGCGCTAAAGCCCGATAAACAGTGCCTTCTACCTCTGTGAAATATTTCTCAGGGATTGAACGGATGAGTGAGACGTTTTCAGCAATGATGGCATCGACCTTTTCTGTCATCGCCTTAGTCCACTGCATTTTGATGGTTAGATTATCCGCTCTGGCTGACGCCAGAAGTCCACGGTCTACCGCTACCAAGGTTTTCTTAACCATTTCACGAGAAAGCGGATTGGCTCTATTGATGAACCTATCTACCCACTTCCTCGCCAGAGCATCGAGAACTTGCTTAGTGATTTGTGCTGGGTTGGCGTCCATGGCCAGCACCCGAGCCTTTGCGAGAGGGTTATCCCTGATGACCCTCACAATCTCGCTCTTAACCTCGTCGTTCATCTCGCTGATCTCAGCAAGCAATTCACGCCGGTACCACTTTATGTTCCCAGCGTTGTAGTTAATAGCTTTCAGGCTCTTCGTCTTCTTCCGGCTCATAGTCACCATCCAGAGTTTCGAAACCGGCGTTATCAATACCTTTCAGCGCAGCGCGAGCCTCTTCAGAGCTAACCAACTGACTATCAGCAGCAATAGCTACTGTCTCGACTCGAAGTTTCGCCACTTCCGCGCGTTCTTTCTCACTGATTTCATCAAGAGGCTTGAACTCAAAGTAAATGTCTTCGTTAATCGCGCCAAACTCAGAAAGCTGAATCAGCTTGAATATATTCTCCAGAGGCTTGCGCAT